CCTTCTGCAGGTTTCCCCCATACAGCATACATATCCTTCCTTGAATGTACCCCAGTAGCATCGAGAGTATACCATCGGTGTTTATGCCATACTTCTACCCATACATGACTGAAATGGACCCCATTATCCCTCCATTCCCTTTTATTGAAGACATCACTGACATGATTTCTGATAGTATCAATATTTGAGGATTTCCCGTTGTATACCCCAGTAACAACTATTCTCATGATAGGAAAGGTATGACGAAGCTTCTGTGCAAGCATACTTGCTACGCAGGCACATCCTCCCCAATTTACATTAGGGAATTGATACTCTATCCTTTGAAGGGCATTATGTAATTGTTTACGTTTCATGATTATTTCCTTATTTGGTGAGGTAAATGCCAGCAGCTACTACCAGTAAGATATTGGGCAGTACAAGAATAGCGAATGTTTCAAGAGTCTCTTTAATACTCATGATGTATCTCCTTAGCCAGCCTGGGCACTACGTGCCCGGCTGCCTTTTAGTGAGCAATAGCTTTAGGCTTCAAGTGCGCCATAGTGTTGCCCCAAGAGATTGTTGGCGGCTTTGCACTACGTTCTTCCCGGCCTTCAGCATTGATTGTATTGATATCCAGCAGATTGAGGATATCGGTGTTTATTACCGGTTTGCCTGTAGAGCATGAGAATGCCCCTTGTTTGGTCTTTACATAGGTGTGCCCAATGAACGTGGCATGAACGAGCTTCTTCCTGATGATTTCCAGCTTATCCACTGCAGGTGTACCAGAGTACTTCTTACCTTCTGAATCGATAAGACGAGCATTACTATTGCTGGTAGTGCTATACCACAGGAAATGCTTGCCTTTGTACTTGACTATTACAGCCATGATTACTCTCCTAATGAATTAATTCCTTAATTAGTGCGTAGCACACTAACTTATTAATACCTTAGATAAGCCCTTACTACAGAACTATGTTCTTTCTAAGTACTATCTTGTAGTGTATTGTGTATGTGTATGTGTAGGGTTTATGCCTACCCCATAGGGTAGGCATAGGTTTTACTCTATTGAATTAAGACGTGCTCTTAACTCATTAAGCTCTGAACTGAGCTCTACTTGCGTAGTAAGCTCTACATGTTTAGCGTGCATCTCTGCTGTTGAAGCCAGATGATGTATCGCATTGATGAGGGTAGTGCCAGTAGACCAGATACGTCCGATCATGTGGAATAGACCGTTATTCTCTGATACTGGTGCTTGTGCTGCTTGTGCCATGGTGATTCTCCTACGTAGTGGATGGAAATTTCCTTGCATAGTACGTAGTACTGGTGAGGGTAAAGAATCATTAAGGTAGAATGAGGTAGGGGGGGTGCCTTTGCTTTTGACCTTGCAGGTCATAAGTACTGCTTCCATAGGCAATTATGAAATTTCCCTTATAAAAAATTATTTGAAAATCCTTATATAGATTCCCTTACTATCTGTATGGTTTATATATACAGGAGATCTTCTATAAAATTTTTGGTTTTCTATATAGAGAATTCTGTACAATGAGGTCCCTATGAACATCGGTGAGCTGATAGAACAGGCAGAGCAATGGCATTGGTCAGATGATGAGATAGAGGCTGAGAGAGAGCGTCTCAGACGCTTAGATCAACTATTGAAGGATGAGATACAGTATGAGAATTATTTGGGCTGATGGTACAGTACGAAGTACTAATGCAATGGCACAGTTACGTGGATTGCTGCATAAAGGTAAGCGCCCCGTGCGTATTGAAGTGAGTGAAATTGAAGTAGCAGAGCATGACCCTAAGATATGGCAAGAGCATTTATATAAGTATTTACATCCTGTTCTCGCCCCTGATAATACTGGGGTAAATGTAGTATCACGTTATGCGGAAATACCAGCATGAAGGATAACAACTAATGTATTATGCAGATTGGGTTGAAGAGTATTTTTGGTATAAGCATATTGATAAGTATTTCAATACCAAGACCGATAAATGTGTACGGATTCAAAAGATGCTTATGGAAGGTACTAGGGTGTGAAGATTACTTTGAATTATGTAGGTAATGTGGAGAGAGTTATATTTATCTCTGTTGATAGTCCTAGTAGCGCCCTGAGAGTGACTAAGGTGGATGGTAAGTTACCTGTCTTGGTTTGGGTACCAAAGGACCTCCCTGCACGATTCAGGGGCTATATGGCCCGTCTGAGAATACCTATGGCTGAATATCCTCTCTCAGGAGAAATGTCGTGATAGTTACTCTGGTTTATAAGGATGGTACAAGAAAACATAAGAGGGTTACAGATAAAGCTATCCGAATATATGGGAGTAAACTCAATAACTGTAGACCTATTAAGATATTGGTTCCTTATGAAGCAAGACCTGAGTTAATTTCTTTCTTAGAGACAGTGATGGACCCTTCTGCTAAAACTAATGCCATCATCCGTATATGAGAGAAAGAATAGAGATATCTCTAATGTTATTGACTGCGATGACTGAAATAGTAATTATGTTAGGTGTATGGAGACATTGGGGTTGACAGTAATATAAAATACAGTACAATAGTCCTTACTTAAAGCGAACCAGAGATTTGTACAGATGTTTATAGCCAGGATCACAGCGAATACGAAACGAGAGGGTTGGGATTTTATCTCACCTGCCTTGTCTGTGGTTACTACTATGTAAAAGTTCTCCTAGTGGTAAGAAGTAAACAGATAAGGCGATACCGAAAGGGTCGCCTTTTTTGTTGCATGTATCAACGCTCTTTAACAATTTAGTAGTGCAAACTGGGGCCATGGCGCAATGGTAGCGCAACTGCTTGTCAGGCAGAAGGTTAGGGATTCGAATTCCCTTGGTCCCACCAAATTAATGCTCTGTTCGTCTACGGTAGGTTAGGACAACAGGTTTTCAACTTGTCAAAGCGAGTTCGGCCCTCGCACAGAGTACCAAATTCAATATAGGAGAGATCCAATGGACGATGTAGATAAACAGGCCCCTTTACGGGGTGTAACGCAACTGGACTAGCGTAACCGGCTTTTAACCGGTAGGTTGTGGGTTCGAGTCCCACCACCCCGACCAAATACGGGTGACTCCACGGCATATCTTACGTGCCAAATCAGTCAAAGACCTCAGTACGTCTTTAAACTACCTATAGCCCTATAGCTCAGTCTGGTAGAGCGTGGAGCCGATAACTCCTGCGTCCTTGGTTCAAATCCGAGTGGGGCTACCAAATTATTCCTAATGGTCCCTCTGGGTGGGGGAACCTGGCTGTTAACCAGGAGGTGACTCGTTCGAATCGAGTATTAGGAGCCAAACAATAGCAGGGTGTCAGAAACGGTATCTGGGTAGGCTCATAACCTACTGCGAAAGCCTTGAGGGTTCGAATCCCTCTCCTGCTACCAATTAGTAAGCCTTCTAAGCATAAGTGGCGATGCTCTGGTTTTGTAATCCAGATAAGTCAGTTCGATTCTGGCAGAAGGCTCCAATTTATACAAAGATAGCTGAGATGGATTAGCGTGAGGTTGAAAACCTTAAGAGGTTGGCTCGATACCAACTCTTTGTACCACTTAATGGGGAATGCTCTGGGTAAGCGGATTACTTTTGCAAGGTGATTGCCGATCAGTTCGATTCTGATATTCTCCACCAATTCAATACTTGATTGGCCGATTGAGGAGGCATCTGGTTTACATCCAGAATTCAGGTAGGTTTGATTCCTACATCAAGTACCATATCCCATCTGACGGAATCAGTGGTGAGGCTACGAACTTCGCTTACAGTCGTTCAACTCGACTATGGGATACCAATTTATGTCGATGACAGTCATGGTGACGAGTGGCACTCCAAACGCTTACTGAGAGGGTTCGATTCCTTCCATCTTCACCAATTATGTAATGATGTCTGAATGGTTAGGTGCCTGACTGCAAATCTACGCTATCCGAGTTCGAATCTCGGTCATTACTCCAACTCAATGCCCCTATAGCCCAGTGGATTAAGGCAAGATGTTTCTACCGTCTAGATCGGGAGTTCGAATCTCTCTAGGGGTACCAATAAAGTATTGCACTACTGGAAACAACGTGTATAATGCACCTTATGACTACATTACATCAACAGCCCAGTTATCTATTATCGCTCCATATCGGTGGCGGTTCTAGTAACGTGTATATGTAATGTAGTAACATAATCACGTAAGAGAACCTCCACATCGAAAGATCTGGAGGTTTTTTTATGTTTGTAATTCGGAGTATATAATGGAAGAGCAAAAGCAAGAACTAAAAGTAGTCCCTGTTAGACAAGTAATTAAATCTAGTTGTGCTACATGTGGTAGAGATACTACTGGCAGAGAACTGGGAACCATTACTGAATGTACACGCACACTTGCCAACGGTTGTTTTGATAAAGGTGATGGCGGGTGGTAAAAGTAATTTCGGAATATGGCGCAGTTTGGTAGCGCACCTGGTTTGGGACCAGGGGGTCGAAGGTTCGAGTCCTTCTATTCCGACCAATTAAGAAGTAGTATTAGGTGTGACTGTAGCTTAACTGGTAAAGCTCCACATTGTGAATGTGGTAGATTCGGGTTCAATCCCCGAGAGTCACCCCTAATAGTACTGATGTTCCTTAGTGTAATGGTTAGCACATGGGCCTTTGGCTCCCATAGTACAGGTTCAAGTCCTGTAGGAACTGCCAAATGACGCACCATTGGCCCAACTGGTAGAGGCATAAGGCTTAAGACTTTAGAGTTCCCGGTTCGAATCCGGGATGGTGTACCAAATATTGGATGGTTTGAGTAGTATGGTGAGCTTCAGCGGGCTGTAACCCCGTGGCCTTCGGGCCTGTAGGTTCGATTCCTACACCATCCACCAATTAATGCCTCCCTAGCCGAATGGCTTAGGCAAGCGGCTTAGAACCGTAAATTTCCCAGTTCGAATCTGGGGGGAGGCACCAATTTAAAGGAAGATGCTGCTAGGTTGGCTGGCAACTGGTCTTGAAAACCAGAGTGACCGAAAGGTTAGGGGTTCGACTCCTCCATTTTCCTCCAATTCAAGGAAGGTAATGTAAACTAGGTGTTTACAACTGTTTGCTAAACAGATTGAGCCTAACGGCTTCTGGTTCGAATCCAGTGCCTTCCTCCAAATAGTGTATACTATCACTTCTGCCATAATAGGTTGTTCGGGAGGTGATCTTAATCTGGTTATATGAAACCCTCTTCGGAGGGTTTTTTATTATCTGGGAACCTGCCTCTGGCAGGCTTCGCCTGCCGTGAGGAGGTTCCCTATTTATTTACATATACCTACCCTTAATGCTATCCTGCACACTTATTAACTATTTTAGGTCTTCAGGATGAGTAATGAATTAACAGTCCAACAGTTCCAGCGTGCCTTACCTAAAGGGGTAAGTATGCGAGTAGACCAATCTATGGTCGATACTTTGAATGGATTAATGGAAGATCAAGCTCTTCGTGAAAACTTTAGAGATAATCTCCTGAGCTATACTGGGGTAATGTCAGATGGGAAATACAAGATAGGAGACTATATCAATGCAGTTCGATATATCTCCCATAAGCTTCTTGGTTCGACTAATATCGAGGCATATGGAAAGACTTTCCCTGATAGGTTTCAACGCTTATTCGATGAGGGGGCTGATGAGAGGACTATCTCCAGTTACTGTGCTGCATACAACAAGACTCAATTGGTCAATAAGATCCGAGAGCAAACCTTGGTACCGGTACATGTTCTGAATGCAGATGTTTATCAGAAGGCTATTAATGTACAGGCAGCTCTTATGAATGACACTCGTGTGAGCGATAAAGTACGTTGTGATGCAGCTAACTCTTTATTGACTCACCTGAAACAACCTGAAACTAGTAAGATCCAATTGGATATCAATGTTAAGGAAGATAAGTCTATCCAGGAGTTACGTGCTGCCACTTCTGCATATGCCCAACAACAACGTGAGATGTTGATTAATGGGTCTCTTACCCCAATACAAGCAGCACATAGTACCATTATCGAAGCAGAGGTTATTGAAGTAGATGAGTGATATTATTGAAGGACCTCCTATAAAACAGGATGTGGTAGATTACCTTAATGCTATCACATATGGTCAAGATGCTGGATATGTTCCTACCGAATTTGCATTGGAGTTTATTAACTTCATTAAGCTCGTTAATGGAGGAACAGGAGAAGAACACAAATCTCCTGTAGTACACTATCGCATGTTAGATCAGATAGCAGGTAAGAGAAAAGACATTGCTAATATGTGTAGTCGAGGTTTGGCTAAGACTACTCTATTAGGGGAATACTTGATTCTATACATTGCAGTTTATGGAGGCATTCCTGGATTTGGGAAGATTCCATTAGGACTCTATGTATCTGACTCCATCGAGAATGGTGTTAAGAATATGAGGAAGAACTTGGAGTATCGGTGGCAGAATAGTGACTTCCTCCTCCATTATATACCTACTACTCGTTTTACAGATGTTCGATATGAGTTTATAAATATTGATGGAGAAGTCACCGTATTCAAGGGATATGGTGCGAAAACTGGTGTACGTGGGGCCAAAGAATTGGGACAACGTCCATATATCGCTATACTTGATGACTTAGTATCGGATGAAGATGCTCGTTCAACTACTGTTATTGCTAGTATTGAGGATACTGTTTATAAGGCTATCGATTATGCACTGCACCCTACTCGTCGTAAGGTAATCTGGTCTGGTACCCCCTTTAATGCGAGAGACCCTTTGTATAAAGCGGTAGAAAGTGGAGCCTGGTATGTCAATGTGTACCCAGTATGTGAAACATTCCCTTGTAGTAGAGAGGATTTCCGTGGAGCCTGGGAAGATCGTTTTGATTACGATTATGTGAATTCACAATATCAAAAAGCACTACTTGCAGGGAAGATCGATACCTTCAATCAGGAGTTGATGCTTCGTATTATGTCAGATGATGATAGATTGATATTGGATACAGATATCCAATGGTACCTACGAGAAAATATCCTACGGAATAAGCAGAGATTCAACTTCTATATTACCACTGACTTCGCTACCAGTGAGGCTACCTCCAGTGACTTTAGTGTAATCTCAGTATGGGCTTACAATAATAATGGTGATTGGTTCTGGGTAGATGGTGTAGTTAATCGGCAGTTGATGGATCAGAATCTAAATGACTTATTCCGTCTGGTACGAGAGTATAAACCTGATTCAGTAGGTATCGAAGTCACTGGACAACAAGGAGGATTCGTTCCTTGGATTCAGAATGAGATGATGAATAAAAATACTTGGTTCACCCTTGCCACAGATCAAAATAGTAATAAGCCAGGTATTCGTCCAAATACTAACAAGATGCAACGATTTAATGTTGTTGTTCCTTGGTTTAAAGCTAAAAAGATCTATTTTCCTCTAGAATTGAAAAAAGATCCTCGTATCCTAGAGGCACTTAATGAACTCTCATTAGCAAGTCCTGGTGGGTTTAAATCCAAGAAGGATGACTTCATTGATACTATTTCAATGCTGGGGGTACTTAAAACTTGGTTACCAAGTGAGGATTCCCCAGATCCGAAGAGAGACTCAGATCACTTGTGGGAGGAGGATGAGGATAAGTCCTGTTATGATATTGATTCATATCTAGTGTAGTATAATCGTGTATAATTGGGTTCATTCATTTAAATGTTGGGCCCAATCATATGCTGCTATCAGATATCTTCGAATACCTCACTTATGGTGAGTTGTCTCAATTATCCATTGGTATAGGGGATGATGGTGCAGTAGCATCTACGGATTACCCTAAATTAGTTAGTTATATCAATATGGGGCTTATTGAACTTTATAAACGATTCCCTGTTAATGAGAAACAGTTGGTAGTTCAACAAGCCGATGCGGTCACTCGGTATCATCTGACGTATCCCTATGCTCTTTACAATACTGGCTCTGCTATTGCAGAGGTTGACCGGTATATTATGGATACCGCGGAAGCACCTTTCCTAGGGGATGTACTCCGCATTGAACAGGTCTTTAATGAACTTGGGGAAGAGCTTCCTCTAAATAACTCTGAGGATGATACCTCACTGTTTGCCCCTACTGTTACAGATCTTCAGATCCCACAACCAAATGCAGCTAATTCCACTATCGTGTTGTATCGAGCTTCCCCTAAGAAGATTACGATTCCTAATCTAGACCCATTTACAGAAGATGTACTTCTTCCGGAAGCATTACTTGAAGCCCTACTATTTTATGTAGGTGCTCGTGCTCAGGGTTCTATATTATCAGGAAGTGATGCAGATAATAGTTTCAGAACAAAGTACGAGAATTCTTGTGCCTGGGTAGAACGTCAAGGACTACTACAGAGTGAGAATAATTCCAATATTAAGCCGGAGCGTGAAGGATGGGTTTAAAGCCGATAACAGAAGGTGATGCCACAGTAGTAGAGAAGTTTATTGGCTCTGCTTACGATACAGTTAAAGTTGTCTCTGATAATATAGCTTTTGTACGTACTGTAGCTACTGATATTGTTGATGTGTCTACGGTTGCTGCCTCTATTCTTGCAGGGGATTTAGCTATTATTGTTGAGGACCTTCCTCTTGCAATTACCGCGGCTGCCGCTGCATTAGCCTCAGAATCAATTACTGCTGCTAATGTAACGTATGCAGCAGAATGGGCTACTAAGGCTGAAGATGTATTAATTTCAGTAGCAGCCGGTGGTGATGGAATTAGCGACTATTCTGCTCTTCATTACGATGCAAAGGCCGCAGCTAGTGCAGCTAGTGCTGCTGCTGCTACTACCTATGAGAATTTAGATGCTAATGGGGATATTGGCACAGGAGTAGGACAAGTAGCCATAGGTAATCATACCCACTCAGGCGTATATGAACCAGCTGACGCTACCATATTGAAAGACGCAGATATTGGTGTCAACGTTCAGGCATATGACGCTACCATAGTAGTTGATGCTGACATAGGAGTAAGCGTACAGGCTCATAGCGCAATCCTTGATAGTACAACTGCTTCATTTCTAACTGCCCATGCTACCAAACTTGGGCATCTGACTATTACCCAAGCAGTAGACCTTGATACTATTGAGGCGAGGGTAAACTCTTTAGATGCTGCAGTAGTAATGACGGGTAATTGGGATGCCTCAGTTGGTACTTTTCCTGGTGCTGGTATTGCCCAACCTGGATGGTCTTATATTGTTACTACAGGGGGAACGGTAGGTGGTGTTGTATTCAATATCAATGATCGTATTCTTAGTAAGGCAGTGAATGCCTCAACCTCTACCTTCGTAGGTAATTGGATTCATCTTGATTATACCGATCAAGTGCTAACAGTAGCTGGGCGTACTGGTTCAGTTGTGATTACCTCTGCAGACCTTGCTGACTTTAATACAGCAGTATCTGCAAATACAGATGTATCCACTGCACTCGCTCACTCCCAAGCTGCCCATGCGCCCTCTAATGCAGACAATACGGCTGCGAATGAGACTTCACATGTAAACGTAGTAGTGGATGGAGACTTCGTTACATCAGGGATTATGGCCTCCAATGGTGCTGGGATTTACTCAATCATTGCTGACGCGAGTGCTAACTGGAATACTGCCTACGGATGGGGAAACCATTCTACTCAGAACTATGCTGTAGATGCTTCATACGTCCACACTGACAACAATTACAC